TGTATTTGCATATACAGAAGTAACTGCTAGACTTACATCACTTGAAACATCAAGAGAATTATTCCAAGCAGACTTGCTTAAAAAATCAGAACAGAAACCAACAGACCAAGAACAATTTATGCTGATTGAAGATATATATAAAACTGTAGAGAAGTTGGAAAAGACACAAGAACAAAACATGACTAACAAAGTTAACATAGAATTTTTAAGAGAACAGTTGGAAAAAACTTTAATAGATGTTGAAAACTTAAAAGATAAAGTTAGAAAAAATGGAAACGGAGTTCATTAATGATTGAAACTGTAGTAGCTTTATTAATGTTTGTTGGAGCAGAAATTAAAGAACATAGAATACAACCCTCTATGTCAGAATGTTTAAAAGGTAAACGTCATGCTAGTCGTAATATTTCTGAAAATGTAGAATTTAAATGTATTAAATCTAAAGCAGAATTACAGATTAATATTGATGGTAGCAAAAGTATTAAAAGTCTTATATTAACTCCTTAATAATATGAACTATAATCCTTTACCTACTTGCTGCACTATAAGACCAAGTTGGATTGAAGGACTTGGTGTCTTTGCAGTAAAAGAAATTAGACAAGATACAGAGTTAGGTGTATCTCATATTGAATTTGAAAATGAACTATACAGAACTCCATTAGGAGGATTCATTAATCATTCAAATAAACCTAATTGTGTCAGAATAAAGAATGGAAATAAATGGTTACTTAAAACCACACAAGACATTTTTCCAAATCAAGAATTAACATTAAGTTATGTTCTCTATAAACCTTAATAAAAGGAGTAAAATACTATGTGTTTTATTAAAAAATTGTGGAAAAAATATATTGAATGGTTATTCAAAGACTTCTATAAATAGACATTATGTGGTTTAATTTATTATCAATGGGTGTCAAAGCTGGTACTCATATATACAAAAACAAACAACAAACTAAAATGCTCATGTCTGATGCTCAGATGCGTAATGCTTCTGCTATGGCAAAAGGAGAGATGGAATATAAAGGTAAACTTTTAGAGTCTAATTCTAATGGGTGGAAAGATGAGTTTGTTTTAATTATAGTTTCAGCTCCGATCATGCTTTTAATTTGGAGTATATTTTCTGACGACCCAACCATAATGACTAAAGTTGAAATGTTTTTTGAATATTTTAATAAGATGCCAATGTGGTATCAAGCACTTTTCATAGGAGTTGTTTCAGCTATCTATGGTCTTAAAGGTGCTGACATAATGAAAAAAAAATAATCCATGTCAGACGCATCAAAGGATATTATACTAGAGTATAAAGATCAGGTAAGACTTCTTAGAGAGGAAGTTGCTGAACTACAAGACGCTGGTAAGACCAAAGATGCTGCTAATAAAAGATGCTTACAAAAACTTGAATATACAAATGACGATCTATCAAGATCAAACAAAGAATTGCAAGAATTAAAAGATGAGCTTAAAGAACTAAAAACAAAAGAGTAAAAATGAAATTTGCATTGATTATGATAATCTGCTCAATAACTTATAAAGAATGTACTGACCCACATAAAATGCCACAAGGCTATGATAGTTATAAAGAATGTTTAATAGCAGGATATGAAGAATCAATTAAAAAAATTGAAGAAATTGAAAAAGTTAATAAAAATTTAATTAATATTAAGTTTAGTTGCCAACCCTACGATAGACCCAATGTTTAATATAGTTTGGTTGAAAAATGATGTATGGAAAATCTTTACAAATGAAGTTTGGAACACTATAAAGGAAGCTGAAGAATATGCTAAAAGAAATAAATTTAAAAAATCAGTTCAATGGAAAGTTGTTGGATATGATAGAAAGTATTATGAATGACACAATTATCTAAAAATTTTTCTTTAAAAGAAATGATAAATTCAGCCACAGCATCTAGGCTCAACATCTTAAATGAACCAACAAATATTCATCAAGATAATTTAAAAGCTTTATGTGAAAATATATTAGAACCTTTAAGAGAATATTATGAGTCAAGACCTATTATAATATCTTCAGGTTTTAGGTCTCCTGCTTTATGTATGAAACTAGGAAGTTCACATACATCACAACATTGTCAGGGAGAAGCTGTAGATTTTTCCATACCAGCTTTTGACAATAAAAATGTAGCTTCACATATTAAAAATAATTTTGACTTTGACCAACTGATACTAGAATATTATGAAGATGGTATTCCTGATAGCGGATGGATTCATGTTAGTTTTAAAAAAGACGGAAGCAATAGAAAAGAATCTTTAACTAAAAATAAATCAGGTTATAAAGTATGGCAATAGATAAATCTAAAATGAAATGCAACACACCTAAAAGACAAATATCAGGTGGTAAAAAGTTTGTTGTTAAAGCTTGTAAGAATGGTAGAGAAAAAATTATTAGATATGGAGATGCTAATATGACTATTAAAAAAAACATTCCTGCAAGAAGAAAATCATTTAGAGCTAGACATAAATGCGATACAGCTAATGATAAATTAACTGCAAGATATTGGTCTTGCAAAAACTGGTAACAATGGCGTAGTTCTTTCTTGAACTGGGGTGATGGTGGGCATAAAACAAAGGAGATTTAATGGGTAATAAAGTATGGAAAAGAAATGTCAAAACAATTAGAAATATTGGACTTTGTAAATACTGTAACAGAATGATTGTTTCAGATGATCCCTTCGTTATTTTTGCTAGTCAAGAAGCTTCACATTATAAGTGCATGAAAAAATCTGAAGACGATAAGCAATTAGGAGTTGATCTAAATAAATAAATTAATTATAATAAAAATTCACACCTTATGAGCAAGTAGGTTTTTATTCTTAGAACCTACTGCTCAATAATTTTATTTAAAATCCCACTTTAAGAGTAGTACGATTTAAAATTGGTGCATCCTGTGGATCAGGATAGTAAGAACTATTTTTAACTTGATTTCCCCTATGTAATTCAGGAGGATTATCTTTATACGCAAAGCTGCTAACTTCATTTGCAAAGTCATAACCTTCATAAAAATAATTAACAGTTACATTTAAAATGATTGCCATTCTTCCAAGAATAGATGCACTCATTCCATTTTTACCTTTTTCGTATTTTTGTATTTGTTGAAAAGTTACTTTAATTCTTTCAGCAACCCATGATTGACTATTGCCAAGTTCTATTCTTGCTTTTCTTAATCTTTTTCCTGCATGAATGTTAAACTTAACATCTCCTTGTCTTTGTATTTTACCCATAACGATAGCTTACCTTTCTAGTTGTATTAACAACCCATATTCTTATTTAATATTATTAATGGTTAATTAACCAGCCATTAATTCTTCTCTACATTCAGAAACTTTTAGTTGTAAGCTGTAACTTTCAGCTTTTAATCTATTAGCTTCTTGAACAGTTTGGATATACAACTCATTTTTTTCCCTCTGTATGTCCATCAGTTCCTGCAGACGACTTTTGATGTTTTCCATCAGCATCCTCCTTTTTTATGTTAGAGTGTGTTAGCTTCATGCTAGACACTTCAACTACAAAGCCTTTCTCACTAGGCATTGATTGATTCGCAGCTTCCTCAACAGTTGCAAATTCTTCTTCCATAATTACTACCATGTCTATATTATATATTTTTTTACAACTCATAATAATTATTGACCTTCAATTTACTGTTTTTTGATAAATTTATCAAGCTATATTTTCTCATAAAAACATTGTGAGATTTTACAAGACCTAATCTTTCAGCTACCTTCATTAATATTCCAACTCTTTGTTTGGTAACTTTAAGTTCTTCTCCTATCTCATTTAACTTTGGGTAAGATTCATTATTTTTGTGATATTTAGCCATAAAATCAATGATTTTTTTAATTTGTGGACTATAAAATATCTTATTGTTTTCCATTTTTTTCATCTCCTAATTCCTGCATCATCACTTTTAACAGATGGCTATAACCTGAAATATCTTTAAATGTGTCTTCCTTGTATAGTTCTTCTTTAGTTCCATCATCTACTGTTCTTGTTAATTTAAGAACAATCATTAGCTGAGGAACAAGAGTTACTGGCACTTTAATAGATTTTTTATTTACCACCTCTAACACACTTTGTATAAAACTTGCTATAATGTAAGAGTTATTAGTAAAGTTTCCATATTCTTTTTGTTTTCCTTTAAGCATTTCTTTTGTCATTTTTTTGCCTATATCTATCCATTCTATATTGTCATCTTTACTCATTGGCACTCCTTTTTGTTAGTTGTATATTTAATATTTGTATTTCTTCATTAGCTAAGTCTAATTTTTTTTCTAAAATAATAATTTCTTCTTTCATTCTATGTATGATTTCTTCTAAATCATTATCTCCCCTATCATTCATTTTACCCATTCTCCTTTAGAAGTTTTGCAGTAATATTCAAAAACTTTTTTTCCTTTATATCTAACCCCATGTGGCTCATGTTCTATTGTAGTGTTTTTCTTTAATGCTTCTTGGCAAGTTAAAGATGTAGCACTCATAACTGGAATTTTTTTTAATGCGTAAGTTGTTCCACCAGTAGTCATGTATAGAAATAGAAAAAATATTTTCATAATTTAAAAATAGAGGTAGTGAATAACGATTGAAAGGGAAATAACAAAAAAAACACTACCCCTATATTAGAGAATTAAGCTTCTACCGACTCAGGCTTAGGCTTTCTTTCTACTAATTTATGAATAACTTTTCCACCTTCTTTAGTGTTAATCCATTCAGTTAAATTTATTGTTTCTCCTTTTTTCATGTCTTTAGGCATTTTGAATGAACCCCAAAATTTCTCAGGGTTTTCATTGTCTCTGTTTAAATAGCCTTCTCCTTCTTTTAGCTCAAATGTTGACATTTGTTAGCTCCTTCTGTTTTGTTGGTTGATTTTTAACTCTAGGTCTTTCAGTTTTGTATAGACATCAGTTTTGGTGAAAGCATCCCAAACTCCATCCTGATTTATCCTTGTTTTAAGACTAGCCATATCTCCCCTTAAAACAGAATTTGTTTTTAACTTACCATCTAAATTTAATTTTATTATTTGCAGCTCATCTACTACATTTGTTTTAGTTTTTGCAGCTACTGGCTTAGAACCATAAAGAGGTTTAGCTGTAAAACCATCTTCTGCATCTTTACCTTCGTCTGCATCATCTTTCATACCTGTTTTTAAATTTAAAGCATTTAAGAAAGCATATTTTCTTGCGTATGACATACAGTTACCTGAACCATATTTGTCAGTTTTTGCGATAGCATGAGTTTCTATTTCTATAAAAGAAGTAGGAGCATCAATATCTACAATGGTCATTTTACAAGTTGTTTGAACAAACATTTCTTTAATAATAAAATCTTTGTAAGTACAGTATGGGTATAAACCATTCTTATTTAAGCACTCCATAGCAACAGATTGTACGACATCATGTTCTAAGGGGTTAAAATTCATGCCACCTTTTTTCTCAGTTTTCTTAACAAACCTTGCGTCTTCTGATGCTTGTTTTAGTTTTTGATATATATTTAGTTTATTCATATTTTTACCTTTCTATTGTTTTTTGTTGTTGTCTTTTTCTTTTTCTTCTTCATAAACTTCTTTAGCCTTATCTTTAATCATCTTGTCTAAGACTTCGCTGTTTATAATTCTTTTTATATCTTCAGGAGTTAATCCATCATAAAGTTTCATAAAAGTTCTCCAATTTTTTAATGTCTCTTTCATCTATACTTTTAAGCATAAAGTTTCTTTTGTAATTTCTAATGTCTGACCAATCTATTCCAATCATAATAGCTAATTTTTTAATATCTCCATCTGCCATTCTCATCATTTCCTGCCTTCTAACATTGATTTGAATAAATTTTCTAAAGAAATAATTGATACCTTCAGGAGATAATTCCCAACAATTTTTTGCGTCAAATATAGTGTAATGGTCGTCATAACCATAGATTAAGTGTGGTTTATACTCATGGTTAAAATGTTTTGAATATACTGCTACCTGAATACAATGTGTAAATTGTGGAGAAGAAATTTTTTGTGGTCTAACATAAGTAAAAGGTTTTTCTTTGTTAGTTGTTGGATTTGGATTTTTTTTGGCAGAACCAAACCTATTCTTATGTTCTGAAAACATTTTAGTTTTTTCGTTATAACAATCTATAAAACCTTCATTTGCTATACCTAAAATCTTACCCATATATTTATCATCATACCAATCTGAAAAGGATTTTTCTTCCTGCCAACCTTCTAGTAATTTTTTGCCTGATATTTCTTGTATGGCTTCTAAATGATTTGAAACATAACCTACTATTCTATCTGTTAAAAAAACTGCTTTAGCTTTATCGTTTACTGAGTATGTTTTTGATTTAACCATGTTTTTAAATCTAGTCTCAACTTCTTCAAGTTTTAATTTTCCAATTAATATTCCTTGAAAAGCCTCATGGACAAAAGTACCTGCATTAAAACTAATGCTATCTGATTCTTTTCTAAATTTTAGATATGGTGCTAAGTGATATTTTAAGTAATACATAAAATCACTTAATGTTGTTTGGCTACAAGATACAGTTGATTTATTAAAGTCTTTATTTAACCAAGCTATGTCTGTAAATCTTTCTTTTTGAATACCCTTCATTTACAAAATGATTACAGATAGTTGAAAAGAATGTCAACTTTAATTTGATTTATTTTTTATTTTAATGTAATAATTTTTAAAGGTCTTAATGGAATTAGAAAAAATACAGCTAAACTGGGAGGAAATATTGGCAGGAGGTTTAACTGGTATGCTAAGACAAACGGAAAGTATGCGACAGAACATATCTTGGGGTCATAATGCTAACTTCAATCTATACGATAAATGGGGTATGACTATCTCAGGTTCTTTATGTGAAATGGCTTTAGCTAAACAAATGCAGACATATTTTGGACATACTGTAAACAACTTTCATGGTTCTGATTTAATCATTAACAATAAATGCGTACAAGTTAGGTCTCAACTTATGTCTAAAAAAAGCAACAATCTTATCATAAGACAAGGCTATAAAAAAACTGATTATTATTTTTTAGTTGGAGACGACACACCTGAATATACTTTTTTTGGCTACGTTGCTCCTTTGGATATAGAAAAATTAGGTAACTGGACTAACTTTGGAAAAAATGAAAGACCCTACGTTTGGTCTGTTAATATAAATGATTTAAAACCACTCAACCAATTTAAATATGAAAAGCACACCTCAAAATAAAGCCTTCTTAAAAGTAGAACATGAATTGCTAGACAACATGGTTCTTAAACCAGTTGAGAAATGCCTTTTAATGCTTCTTAGAAGGCTCAGGACAGCACCTAGAGGGTGTGAGCCTAGTCATGCCTACCTAAGACAAAGATTAAGCATAAAAGATAAAAGAACATTATCATTAAGTTTGGATAGATTACAAAAATTCGGCTACATTACTTGGCTTAATAGGGGAAAAGGTAAAACTAGCAAATACTATTTCAATGGTGAACCCAATTTTCTAGCAATAGTTAATAAGAATATAAGTTTAAGACTTAAAATGTCTAAAGAACAAAAAGAAATTTATAAAAAAAGAAAAGTAACAAGGGTAAAAAGCATTAACAATGTTATACAGATACTTAAAAAATAGAAGTAGGATAGGTACAAAAATTGTACCTAGATAGGTACAAAAAATGTACCTGAATAAAGATATACTATAAAGATATAATATGCAGAATAAACATTTATCTTTTCTAATTAATAAAATTAGTAAATCTACCAATATGAACTATGCTTTAGCTATTAAGAGAAACAAAGCTAATAAGCCCAAAGAAGCCCCCCTGATTAACTTACTAGCACATTTAAAGAAACAGCATATTTCAGAAGAAAACCTAGATAGTATTGTCAGGCAATACTGGGTAGCTGTGGAAAAGAACCCTAAATTTGAAAAAGAAATAGCAGATAAAATTAAAATCAAGTATAATGCTAAGGTTTAAACAACACTATCTCAATAGTGTTCGGATATAGCCAGTTTCTTACCCTTTCAAACTGGCTTGTCCTCCTTTTCTCTTTTGCTTATTATTTCTAAATTATGAGCATGGCAATCTACCCTGCTTCTTAAACCAATTAATTCTTTGTCCATATCTGATATAACACAATGGCTGCTTTTTTTACTTGGTGGGGTTATGACATAGCCATGTATTTCTCTAACAACATGATAAACAATGTCTCCTTTTTCAATCATAGTAGTTTTCTTGAAGTTTTTTTTTATCAAGCTTGTATTTATTAATTAACTTTAAAGCTAAATTAAACTTGCCTTTTTCTCTACATTTCTTAATTAAACATAGTAGCTTAAAAGTAAAACCTGTTTTTTTATTCATTGATTAACCTGCCTTTTTTTAAATTATAATTTCTAATAATAGTTTTAGCCATTACACCATTGACCAACATATAATTATTAAACATTATTCTTAAAAGCTTTTTTATTTCTTTTTTATTTATAGCCTTTAGCTTTTTTGTATCTTTCATAGTAACTGTTTTTTTTCCTTTTTTCCTGATAAAAATAAATTCCCCAACCTACCAAAGCTGAAAGAATTATTAAAATTAACTGATTATCCATAAAATATTACCTCCAGTAAGATAAACAATACAGCAACTTGAATAGCTATGTAAACAAGCCAATCAAGATAGTTTTCAGTAGGTCTAAACTTCATTAATTTCTCCTTTTCCATATCTTTCAATATCAGTTTCAGTACCATCTGCATTAATTTCGTATTGGTGGTCTTTAAGTATTATTTGTTTATGTTTTTCTTTTTTCTTTGATGCGTATATTCTAGCCTTGTTTCCATCTTGTAAGTGTGCCTTGAGTTCTTGTTCGTTATTCATTAAAAACCCCTGCTATCTAATACTGATTGCTCATACATTATTGCAAACTCCAAACCATAGAACAGCAAGAAGTACATAAATGCAAAAAATATTATTCCTTCAATTATTGTTTTCATATTTCCTCCCCTAGTATAACCCAAGCCCAAAAGCCAAAAATTATGACTAATGGAATCGTTTCAATTATTGAGTGTAATATCATTATGCTATCCTCTCTAAATCTTTTATATCTAAACCTTGATGATACCCTAAACCTTTTTTGACTTTTGCAATTATATCATCTTTACTAATTATACTTTGAAAGCCAAAAGCATTTACTGTTAGACTATACAAAGTAACTTTTTTACCCCAAGCAATAGCTTGGCTTACTTTTATATCTTCGTATTTTATTGGTTTATTTTTCATATTACCTCCTTTTTTAGTTGTATTGTGGTTGTTGTAGCCAAAATTTAACAATAAAGAAAACAAACATTGTTAAGCCTAAAGCTACGTTGATTTGAGTTATTACAAACAAACCGAATAAAGCCATTACAAAATGTAAAGCAAACATAAATGATTTAAGCATTAAGCAACCTCCTTATGTTCAATGGCTTGATTATAACCAATAACAAAACCTAACATTTCATGTTTGTTGCTAAATCTTTTTATATCTCTACAATATTGATTATAGCCATTATTGATTGAATACTTGTTAAAACAAACGCCTTTTTCTTTTAATTGTTTGCTTGTTATGTTTTCGTATCCATATTTCATAACATTTTTTGTAAATTCTGCACATTGGTTAGCATAATAATATTTATTATCACCAGTTAAAATTACATTAATGTTATGCTTGTTTTTTTTAAATTCAATTTCATTATCTAAATGATATTGATTTATTTTTGTTTCTTTTATTGTTTCTGTTTCCATTGTTTCCCCTTGTTTTGGTTTTTTTATTAAGTATCTAAAAGGCATTAACATATTATTTTTCCCCCTTTGTTGTTTTTTGATCTATTCATTATTAAATAAATCCATAAAGGGTCTATTTCTAAACCCTTTAAAGTTTATTTAATTAAAAAAATGCTCCCCAGTTAATATTTGATAGTTACAAATCCAGTTATATTGGTCATTACTGATTTTAATACTATCTATTTCAATA